TGTTGTCCAGTCGCCGTGTCGCCAATACCGCAGTCGCGCGGCGATCAAATTCGGTATCACGCCGCCGCCTCTTGATGAATGCGGTGGCGGATGGCATTTCGGGCAACTTGCTGACCTCAATGGCGCTCATCGTAGCGAGATGTCCGAGGAAGGTTTGCCAAGTCTCTTCAGTGGTGCGGAATCCCTTGTTGTTTCCGCGATTGCCAGCATGGCGGCCCATCTATTCGGCCCCATCTTCGTCGTCCCACCGCAAATAGTCTGGATCGAACTTGATCTTCCCCATGCGTATTCGAGTGGTTCCTCCAATTGGCTCAAACGTGAGCTTCATCGTCAGTTTCGGGTCGATTATGCGGGCAATCTTTTCGTGTCGCCCGTTCCAACCGTTTTCGTCAAAGAGATACGTAGCGATCCTCGCCCACTTGTCACGTATCTGCTGGATGCGCATGAAAATTCGCCAGTGCCGCGCACCCTTGTCGGCCAAGATCACTTGGCAATCGACCAACACGTTGCCGCCAATCGTGCATGGCTGAGGCATGCCACACCCCAAGCACAACGCGTGATCAGTCTCGATGTCGTTGCCGCCCTTGTTGTTTGGGACGATGTGCACATCCCCAACAAACAAATGTTCCGGTTTATGTTCGCATTGGCGCGGGGAGCAAGTCTCAGGATAAATCGGCGGGTGATAGTGGAGTTCGTACCCGATCGACTTTCTATTTGGTTCGAACAAATCAGGTTGAGCAGGCGCGGCCCTATTCAGCATGGTCTTTATCCTTCGCAATCTTCGTGGCGCGCCTTTTTCGTTGCCGTGCCGGCTTTGTTTTTGGCTTCGGCTTGTAGCGCAGCACCACGTCAGCTATGGCGTTTAAGATTTCGGGCGTCTTCGGCTTTTTCATGCGATCAATGTCTTGTATGTGAGGCGCTTACCGGCAACGGCAGCGATGAAGCTATCCAGTCGCTCGATCGTATGCCGCTCGACACTGCCGTCGTTCAGTCGGAAGGCGAACTCGTCAACATAGCGGCCAAGATGCTTGGCGCTGGCGTGGTGATAGACGCCGATCAGACCGCGCTTGAGGACCGCAAACACGGACTCGATGCCATTCGTGGTCACCCCGTCGCGGACATACTCTCCTTCGCTATGGTTGACCGTCGCATGGTCGAAAAACAGGCCGCCCATATTGCGATAAGCGCCAGCTTCGTCAGTGTGCAGCGTAGAGCCGACCGTGACGTTCTGGACGATGATGTCCTGAATGGTCTGCGCGTCCGCGCTGGCGAGCTTCATCGCCTTGGTACGGCCGCCCTTGCCGCGCTCTTTCATGCCGAGCACAGCGGTCTTGCCGACCGCGCCGCGCCCGGCCTTCAGCTTCTTGTGGTCGTGCTTATTGGCCTCGATGCCGCCGACATAAGTCTCATCGATCTCGACCAGCCCCTGCAGTTTCTTAAGGTCTTTGCCGCAGGCCTCACGAAGCCGATGCAGCACAAACCAAGCCGACTTTTGCGTGATGCCGATTTCCTTGGCAAGCTGCATGCTGGATATGCCCTTGCGCGCGGTGACAAGCAGGTACATCGCATAAATCCACTTGTGCAGCGGAACATGGCTGCGCTCGAAGATCGTTCCAGTGCGAACGGTGAAGTCCTCCTTGCATTGGTTGCAGCGATAGTAGCCGCCCTTGCGAGCCGTGGTCCGCTCGCCAAGGCCACAGACCGGGCAGCGCGGCCCTTCCGGCCACAATCGGCCCTCCAGGTAGACCCGCGCCGTCTCCGCGTCAGGGATCATCGCGAACAACTCAAAGGTGGAAATTGTGCTCTTGGACATGACGTTTTATCCCTCACTCTCTCAACAAAAGATAGGGACGATTTGCGGGGGAGTCAAGTATATAAGTCCCCTCCCTTTCGGCCCGACGAACATCTCCGTCAGCTTGCCCTTGGCGGTGACCCCGTGCCCCACTTGCACCTCGCCGTAGGCGGCAGCGAGCTTGGCCACCATGTCCGCGCGGGCGCCGCAAACCACATGGCTCGCCCGCGCCGTGCCGAGCACCAGCACGTAGGCGGCGAGCACCAGCCCGGCGCCGATCAGGAATCTGAGAGGCATGTCTGTCCTTAAGGATTCTGCTGCTGCCGGTCCGCCAGGATCGCGTCGAGGTCGGCGATCTTGCGCTCGGTCGCCTCGATCGTGGCCAGCGTCTCGACGCCCGGCGCGTGGCCGTTGGCCTGCTTCAGCGCGATGACTTCGCGCATCATCGCCAGTTCGCGGACCATCGCGTCATGCTCGCCCTGCATGGCGGAGGTCATATTGCTATTCACTAAAGCGTGGATCACGTCGAGCTTGCCGTTGGTGGACTTCGTCGATTCGGCAACCCGTTCGTTGGCGGCGAGAAGCCGGTCGGCGACCGCATCCTGGCGCGCCCAGTCGGCGGCCTGGACCTTGGCGGCGTTGCGGTTGAGCTGCCACGCCAGCACGAACGGCGAGCCGATGCCTGTGGCCATGGCGATCAGGGCGACCAAGATCGCCGTCCAGTCGGAGGCGTAGACGGCGGGCATCACGCGAGCACCGCCAACACCAGCCCGCCGACACCGACGGCGATGGCCAGCGCCAGCGACGCCTTGCGGTGGCGCTGCACCAGCGGCCAGAACAGGATCGACAGCCCGGCCGCGGCGGTGAGCGCACCGGCCGCCGTCCAGGTCCAGGCGTGGTTCGCCCAGGCATTGGCCGGGCCGTCCATGTGCGCGATGACCATGACCTGCCACGGCAGCCAGCCGGCGAGGCGGATGGATATGCCGATGCAGATCAGCGCCATGCCGAGCACGATCCGGGTGACCTCGTCGCCCATCACCGTGCCGAAGTAGCGCCGCCCGGACCGGCGCGCGAACAGGATGACAAGGGACTGGCCGACCACCATCGCCAGCAGGCCGAGCAGCAGCACGTCCCACGCCGCCAGTTCAACGTGCCTCATTCTCGCCTTTCTCCCGTCGGTCGCGGTCCTGCCGGATCAGCCGGCCGATTTCCTCGATGGAATCGCCGACGCCGTTGCCGAGGTCGCGCTCGAAGCGGCGCTTGGCATCGTCGGCCCTCTGCTCGGCCTCGCGCACGAAGGTGCCGGTGACGCAGCCGAGGAAGCGATTGAGGTTCATTCGTCCCGTCCCCGGCGCGGCAGGCGCTCCTTGAACAGCGTCGTGAGCTCGGTCAGCGCCTCGATGTTGCGGTCGACCTGGCGGGTGAACGCCTTGTTGAGGTTCATGAGCTGGTAGAGCAGGTAGCCGGCGGCCACCCAGCCCAGGGCGAGCGGGCCGTAGACGGTCACCAGCTCCTTGGTCAGCCATTCCATGCCGCCTCTCCTGGGTCTGGTAATGGGGCGCCGCTGCCGGGGTGGCGGGGCGTCTGGAGTGTGGTAGGGTGCCTGCGACGTACCGCAGGAGGAACGATGAAACGCTTTGTGATCAGCCATTGGCCGGAGTGTGTCGGCGCTGCGTTGGGCCTCGCCTTCTCAGGCTGGGCACTTATCTACATGCCTGCGTACCTGCATTAGCCGGACGAGCGCCTACTGGAACTGGTAGCGCACGATCACGACACCGGAGCCGCCCATAGCGCCGCCCGTCCCGGCCGCCCCGCCACCGCCGCCGCCTGTATTGGCCGTGCCCGCCACGCCGGAGGGCTCGCCGCCAGACCCGCCGCCGCCGGCGCCGCCCGCACCTTGGCTGCTGTTGTTGTCGTCGGCGCCGCCTCCCCCACCGGCATAGGTGACGCTCGATCCGGTGATCGACGACGCAAGCCCATCGCCGCCGGCGCCACCCACGCCCGATGTCGCGTTGGCCCCGGCTGCGCCGGCACCGCCACCGCCGCCGCCACGGCCCGATGTGCCAGGCGTATTGTGCCCCGTGCCGCCGTCGTTGCCTTGGCCGACAGTGCCCGTGCCGGGGTCGCCCTCGTCGTTGCTGCCGCCACCGCCCGAGCCGCCATTGCCGCCGTGCCCCTGTGGGTCTAGGCCATCGGCACCGGCGCCGCCGCCCGTCGCGGTGATGTCGGCAAAGACGGACGCACCGCCATTGCTCGCGGGATCGCCGCCCGCGCCGCCCGCGCCCACCGTGACGCTGTAGCTCCCCGGCCCCATGGCGAGCTTGGTGCCCGTAAGCAACCCGCCCGCGCCACCGCCGCCACCGCCGATGTTCGCTTGCCCGTGGCCACCGCCACCACCACCGCCAACGACCAGATATTCAACGTCGCCTGACCCGGACGTGATCTGGAATGTGCCATTGGCCGCGAACGTGTGGACCTTGTAATCACCGTCCTCGGTTATCGTGCCGCCGGTGGCGGTGATGAGACCGCCGCCGAGCAGACGCCGGCGCATCATGATGATCTGCGAGACCGAGTCCATGGTCAGGCCGCTCCACCGCCGCCGCCACTGCCAACTTTACCGCCGCCGCCACCCTCGACGATGATTAGGTATCTGGCACTGTCGACCGAGAGGCTGACCTCGAACGTGCCCGTGCTCGTGAAGGTGTGCACCTTGCGGTAGCCCACGAGGCGGCGGAGCGCCGCGATGACTTTGCGAAGGATCATGTCCACCCCTATTGCAGCGCCGTGACCTGCAGGATGCTGGTCGTGCCGTCGTTGGAGATGCCGAGCTCGAAGCGGTTGGTGTCGGTGGTGTCGAGGTCGTCGCCGAGCACCAGGTCGAAGCCGGACGTGGTGATCGTCCCGGCCGAGCCGTTGTTGGTGTAAACGAGGATGAAGTCCCCGACCTCGGTCGGCGGCGCCAGGGTGTGGGCGCCGCCGTTGATGACCCGCTGCCGGCGGCCCGACGACGGCTCCGGCGTGAACGTGCCGGTCGACTTGGTGCCCTGGTTGAAGACGACGGTGACGCCGCTTTCGAGCGTGCGCCCCGAGGTCTTGAGCGTCGCCCCGCCGACCCCGTCGGCGAGCAGGATGGCGTTGTCGGTCGCCCCCGTCGAGCCGGCGATGGTGCCGTCGGCGCCCGCCGCGCCCGGCTCGCCGGCGAGGTTGATGGTCCAGTCGGTGTGGGCGTCGCCGTCGGCAGCCGGACCGACGAGGTCGATGGTCATGGTCAGCGTGTTGCCCGAATAGGCGGTGACCACCCCCTCCATCCAGTCGACGGTCGGGTCGGCGTCGGACGAGGCCCTGAGCCGCACCCCCGGCGCCCAGCCGCGATCGTCCTCCACGACGGTGAACACCCGTTCGGCTTCGGCGATGGTCAGCGACGTCGTGGAGGTGCCGGTGACGTCGGACGAACCCGAGGCCCCGGCCGCTCCCGGTTCGGTCGGATAGTGCATCCACGCCACCGTATCGCCCGGGGTCGCCGCGTCCGGCTCATTGCCGAGGTTGTCGTCGACGAGGCTGATGAAGCTTTCCGCGTCGCCGCCGTCCGCGTGGGTGACCAGGTCGCCGGTGTTGTAGGTCTCGCCGATCGCCCACTCGCCTTGCGGGTTGATGCCGGTGACCGTCGTTCCCAGCGCCACCTCGACGACGTCGATCTGCTCTGTGGTCGGGTCCTCTGAGGCGCCGGTGAACACCCGGCGGTTGTAGCGGCCGGGGTCGATCCAGACCAGTTTCTTGCCATTGGCATCTGTGGTCGCCTGGCTGCCCAGCGACCCGGCCGCATGGCCGGGCCCGTCGTAGAGGGTCACCAGCGCGTTGCCGAGATAGCGGCGCATCTCGACCTTGGCCGCGTTGAGCGCATTGCCGGCCGTGTCGGTCGCGTAGACCACGTGTGCTGCCCGATGGGTCATGCCTTTTTGATCCTCAGTTGATCAGTCGGCCGCGGATGTCGCCTTGCGTGCCGACGTTGAAGACGTAGCTCAGCCCGTCGATGGCCACGCCGCGCAGGCCGCCGGCACCGCCATGCTGGGCGCCCGAGCCGACGCCAGCGGATCCGTTGCCCCCTGGCGCGCCGCCGGTGCCGCCGACGCGGGTAGACCCTGACCCGGCGGCGCCACCCGAGCCCCCGGCATCCGCCGTGCCAGTAACGCCGGGACTACCCTGATTAGACCCGCCGCTGGCCGGCCCGCCGCTGCCGCCCAACGTGCCCGCACCACCGCCGCCACCGCCACCGCCGGCCTCTGCCAGCGTGTTGTTGCCGCCACCGCCGCCGCCGCCGCCGCCGGCAAAGATCTCTCCGTCCTCGGAGATCAGATTGATCGGATAACGGGTGCGCAACGCGGGGCCGCCCGTGCCGCCAGGATTGCCGGGGTTACTCGCCGAGCCGGTATACGGCCCACCTTTGCCGCCGGCACCGCCCCTGCCCTGGATCCGCCCGCTCAGATCGACGGTGATGATGATCGTGTAAACGGTGAGCGCCACGCCCGACCCACTGGCCGTGGCCGCGGTATCGAGCGTGATCTGGGACGACGAATCGACGCTGGCGATCTTCGCCCCGTTGGGAATGCCAGTTCCGCGCACGAACATTCCCACGGCATAGTCCGAGGTATCGGCAAGGTTCTCGATCACCGCGCTTTCGTCGGTGGTGTCGCCGGTGGTTTCGTCCGAGGGCCAGTCGCCGACGTCGAAGGCGTTGAGGCTGGTTGCGGCCGAGCCGATGATCGCGCCATCGGCAATCCGGGCGGTGATCTCGTCGCCGGCGGCGGGCGCCCCATAAATCGTGTCGTGCACCGTCCTGAGATTTATGTTGTTCTCGTTGACGTCGAACGACACCACCCCCTGCTCGAGGTCCTCGCCAGCGGTGAAGTTCACCTCCTCGCCCTCGATCGCCACCACCGCCGGCCCCGCCGCCAGCCGGGTCACCTGGAACGGCACCGACGCCGCCGCGCCTTGCGCGTCCTGGGCGATCCACGAGCGTAGCTTGTAACCGCCGGCCAGGGCCAGCGCCGAGGCGCCGGGGCGCAGGATCTCGAAGTTGAGCCGCCGCGGCGGGTTGCGGTAGCGGCTGAGCAGCAGGTTGCCGAGTCTGGTTGCCGTCGCCCGGCCGGCTGGCGGGATGCCGCGAGCGTAGATCTTGCGGATGGCCGGCGAGCCGTATTCGGTCTCCGCGGCCTCATCCTTGACCTCCTCGACAAGCGCATAGTTGTCCTCGTCGGTCACCGGCTTCGTCGGGTCGATCTGACCGAAGTAGACCTGGACCCGAGACAGGCGCGTCTCTGGCTGCTCGCGCACCCGGAAGGATTCGGCCAGCACGTGGTCCTCGTCGAAGGTGGCGGCATCGGTGCCGACGCTGCGCAGCACCTGCAGGCCGATCTTCCGGGTGAGGTCCGACCACCACTGGGCAAGGCCCGCCGTCTCGATCACCTCGCCGAGGAAGTCCCTGGCCGCCACCGGCGTGGCCAGGAAATACGTCAGCACCCGCGCGTAGTGCGCCTCGGTCTCCGCCGTCCATGCGGCGATGTCGGTGTAGGACTCGGGCAGGCCGACGTCGTTGACCCAGACGTCCTTGAGGATTGCCGCCGGGTCCTCGCCGTCGTAGACCCGGCAGAGCTGGACGTGCTCGCCGGCCTCGTGGGCGACGGCCGTGGTGTTCCGCTGCCCCCGGGTGAGCGTCAGGCTGTCGCCCGAGCGGGTGAACGGGCAGACCTCGCGCCCGCCGATCTTGACCCAGCCCGACGCCGGATAGTCGGTGTCGCCGACGCCGGCCGGGCTGAGGGTCGCCCCGGTGTCGTCGGCGTCGATGCCCGAGCCGCCGAGGAAGCCCGGCGACAGCGGCGGCACCTGCACCCGGTCGCCGTCGGCAAACTTGAGCGGGTCGCCGGTCTCGACGACGAAGGTCCCCTCCGCGGTCGGCCCGTCGAAGGCTTCGATCTTGTAGTGGCGCAGCTCCATCTCGCCGAGCGCCTGGCCGGCCTCGCCGTGGTAGAGGCGCAGGTCGCGGAGTTGCAGGTACGGGTGCCGGGCCCGCAATTTGCCGAAATAGGTGCCCTGCTCGATGGCAACGTAGTCGCGGCTTTCCGGATACTTGTCGTAATCGTCGCCGGGGTCGGGCCAGGGATGGTCCCCAAAGGTCACCCGCACCACCGGGCGCAGGCCGAGGTCGCGCCCCAGCGAGATCGTCCCCGGCTCGATCTCGATCGACAGGATCGACGGGATGGCCGGGATCGCCGGGTCGAGCCAGTCGCACGGCACCGCGAAGCGCAGGGTGTTGGTCTCGGCGGAGAAGTTGGCGATGTCCTGGCAGGTCTTGCGGCTGTTGAAGCACTTGAACGTGCCGGTCGGCGCCTCGCCCTCGAGCGTCGCCGTGCACGGGCTCACCCCGTAGGTCAGTTCGCAGGCGTCGTCGATGTCGATCTCGACATACTGCACCACCCGGGCGACGGGCGAGGTTGCCATGTCAAGTCACCGCCACGATGTCGATGTCGATCGCCATCAGCCGGTTGACCAGCGCGTTGTCTGGCACCGGGTTGCCCTGCACCTGGCCGAAGCCACCCTCGTGCGGATACTCGCCGGGGCGCCACCAGTAAAAGAAATACGGTCGCGGCGACCTGAACAGCGGATCGAGCTGGGCGCGGTACCACTCCGGCGTGATCAGCCTCAGCGGGAGCCGGGTGCGCAGGGTGCCGCCGACCGTGATCGAGCCGGTGATCTGGCCGTTGATCGACTGGCCGGCGACGATGTTAGGCTGGCGGCCATAGGTGATCGGCGTCTGCCCCACCCAGTGGCGCTTCTCGACGATGGTCAGCGCGCCGACATGGAGCACGGACGCCTGCGGCGCCGCACTGCCGGCCGCAAGGCGCAGCCGCACGCCGGTCACCACCGCGCGGGCGTACCTGAGCGGCAGCGGGCTGTCGTCGGCCGGGATCCTTGGCGCCGCCACTTCCGTCCATTCGGTGCCGTTGATCGTCGTCTCGACCGAGACCGCAATCCCCGCCGACCCGAAGTTGTGCCGGGCGAGGGCGGCATAGTCGACCTCGGTGTCGCCGGCAAGCGACACGGTCACCAGCTCTTCCGCTGCCGAGGATCCTCGCCACAGGAGCGCCGTCAGCGGGTTGGCGAGGTTGGTGACGGGGAAGCCGCTCGCCTCGGTCGTCGATTCGATGTTCGAGGCGGTCACCAGATTGTGCCGGCCGATGACGCCGTTGTCGGCGTTGACGTCGCTCGCAGCGGGCCGCGAGAGGATCAGGCCGGAGCCGAGCAGGATGGTCATGTCGCCAGCACCACCTTGCCGCCGCGCCGCTGCAGGCCGATCAGCTTGTGGGCCAGGTCCTCGACCACCGCGCCGGTGAAGAACTTGCGCCGGTCGAGGCCCTCGATCTGGATCACCGTCGTCATGGCGCCGTCCCCGCCGTTAGGCACGATCTGCCCCGACGTCTCGGGCCGGAACAGTTCCGGCCCGCGCTCGCCGACGAGATAGGCCTTGCCGGCCTCGACCGGGCCGCCGGCCGCCCGCGCCCCGCCGAACAGCGAGCCCAGCAGCGACGACAGGCCGGTGCCACCACCGCCGCCCACGCCGCCGCCGAGCAGCGACCCGAACGGCCCGCCGCCGAAGATCGCCGCCTTGGCCGCGGCGATGACCAGCTGCTTGACCACGTCCTCGAGCACGTCGGTCAGCTTCTCGCCGCCCGCGACCAGCCGGTCGAAGACGTCCTCGGCCACCTGCCCGAAATACTGCTGCATCACCGCGGCCTGGGCGAGTGCGGCCTCGTGCGCCTGGATCTGGCCGACCAGGCGGGCGATGTTGGAGCCGGCCTCGGTGTCGAGCGTGGTGCCGGCGGCGCGCAGCGAGTTGTAGAGCTCCTGTTGCTGGGCGGTGCGGCCGAGCTGCAGCGCCTCGAACTCGAGCGCCTTGGTGACGGACTCGATCTGTTTGGCGCGTTTCTCGATCTCGGGATCCGGCTTGCCGGGACTCACCGTCCCTGACCCGGGCTTCGCCCCGGTGCCGATCGCCAGCTTGTCGCCCTTGGCGCCGGCGTTGCTGGTGACCGTGCCGAGACCCAGCACCTGGCCGACCCGGTCCTTCCCGAACATCACGTTGGCGAACTGGCGCCATGACGGGCTCTCGATCAGGTCCTTGACCGCCTTGCCCAACCCGTCCATCTGCTGGGCGTAGTCGTCGAGCGCGGTGATTCCGGTGATCGCAGCCGTCTTGACCTTGGTGCCGATGGTCGCCACGAGGGCGTTGAACCGGTCGTCGACGTCCTTGGCTGCCTTGAGCAGCTTCTCGTCCATCACCGCCGCGGCGTCGCGGGCGCTCTGGCGCAGGCCGTCAAGCCCGTCCTTGCCGTCCCTCAACGTATTGACCAGGCTCGCCCCTTCGGTGTCGAAGGCGAGGAACGCCAGGCGCAGCTTGTCCTGCTCCGATGCCGCGCCCTTGATCAGGTTGGCATAGTCGCCGAGCAGGTCGATGTTCGGCCGGATCGTGCCGTCCTGGTTGCGCAGGGCGATGTTGTTGGCGGCGAGCACGTCCTTGAGAACACCGGTGCCAGCCGCGGCTTCCGCGATGCGGCGCGAGAACCGCTGCATGGCGACGTCGAGCTGGTTGACCGCCACCCCGGTCTGGTCGCCGGCGAAGCGCATCTCCTGCAGCGCGTCGGTGGTGAGGCCGACCTTGGCGGCGACGTCGACGGTCTTCGACGCCTCCGCCGTGATCTGGCGCAGCACGCTGGGCAGCTGGGCAAAGCCGCCGGCGAGGAACCCGACCCCGAAGGCGCCGGCCAGCATGCGCGCGCTCGAGGCCGCCTTGCCGAGGCTCAGGTCGAAGCCGCGCGCCCCGCGCGAGCCGCCCTTGAACGCCTTGTCGACGTCGCGCTCGACTCGTCTCATGGCATTGGCGAACTGCTTTGTATTCGCCTCCATGAGCACGGTCAGGCGTTCGATGTCGGTTGCCATGGTTGCTCCGTCGTCAGGTGGCGGCCTTGGCCGGCGTGTCGGGGTAGCGCGCCATCAGCGCGGCGATCTCGGCCTCGCTCGGCGGCGTGATCTTCGCCGGCGAGTTGGCGTCGACGAAGCCGGTGATGGCGTCGGTGATGTCGGTGAGCGAGGCGGCCCAGAAGTCGCCGGCCGGCCAGCCCAGCGCCCCGCAGGCGTGGCGTTTCAGGGTGCGGATGTCTTCATTCAGGCTGGCGAGGGGCCCGGGCTCTGCGTCCCCCCGCCGTCGGCGTTTCCCGGGTCGTCTGGCTCCATGTGCGCGGTCAGCGCCACCGCCATGGCACCGCCGAAGACGACGAACTCCGCCACGGTGATGCCGGCCCAGGCCTTGTCATGGTCGCCGGCGACCGTGAACGCCTTCAGGCCCTCGCGCACCGCGTTGGGCTCAGCCCCCATCGCCTTGGCGACCACGTCGCGGAACTTCTCGGCGCCGATCGCGGTGGAGAACCGGCACAGGGCGTCGGGTGTAACCAGCAGCGTGAGCGCCTCGCCGCCGATCGTGACGCCGACCTCACCGCGGGCGGTATTGACGGTGCTCATTCGGCGGCGAAGGTGTGGTCGTTGAGCCGCAGCGAGATCGAGAAGTCCATGTCGCCTTCGGTCTCGCCGGAGAGCTCGTAGGAGCCGATGAACACCGCGCCGGTGAACGTGCCCCAGCCCGGCACCACCACCTGGTAGTTGCCGGTCGCCTGGTTGAGGGCGTCGTTTGCGACCGCCTTGTGCGCCGCCTCCGAGGTGAATTTGCCCTCGCCGGAGACCTCGAGCGTCTGGATGCCGTAGGCGGTATTCGCCAGCACCTTGTCGCCCGGCGTCGAGCAGTCCGGCACCGTCACGTCGACCTCGTTGTTGTTGACGCTGATCGAGCGGGTGGTGATGCCGCACACGGTGGCGAAGGCTTCGGTGCCGCCGCCGTCGCCCCGCTTCAGGAGCAACAGGCGGCCCTTTTGCTGTGTCATGGTCTCTTCTCCTCTGGGTCAGGCGTGGTGGATGACGCGGATGGTGACGACGCCGTGGCGGGTGATCCCGTCCGGGTCGTTGAGGGTGCGGCTATCGCGCACCCAGGCGTGCGCCGAGGCGCGGCCGGCGACGGCGAGGGTGGCGTCGTGCACCAGGGCGTGGATCTGGCCGATGATGTCCTTGACCGCCTTCTTCGACGGCTCCCGGCTCCACACGTGCAGGGTGACGAACTCGTCCTTGCCCTCGGAGCATGTCACGTCGTCGCCGATCGCCTGGCTGTCGCCGATCTCGACGAACGGGTAGGTCGGTTCCTGCGGCACGTCGTCGTAGATCCGGCCCGCGCAGATCGCCGGGTTCGCGCCGGTGAGCAGCGTGTAGAGCGCGGTCTGCAGGGCCGCCGAGCCGTCGCTCATCGTGTCACCGCCAGTTTCCTGATTTCCTTGTTGATCGCCCGGGTGACCCGCGACCGGTGGCGCTTGGCGACCAGCCGGTAGGCGGGGAAGAAGAACGGCTGGGCCGGGGTGTCGACCGTGGCGAGCTCGACCCAGAATCCGTAGTAGGCGTCGACGCCGGTCGGGCCCTTGCCCTGGTCGACGGCGACCTTCCACACCGGCGTCGCCGTGCCGGTCACCTTCTGCGCATAGATCGCCCGGGCGAGCGTGCCGGTGCGCTTGGGCGCGAAGCCGCGCGCGATGCCCACCATCTCGTTGGCCGACTGGCCGGCGGCGGTGGCGAGCGCGCCCTCGACCGCCGGCACCAGGCGGCGCAGCTTGGCGAACAGCTGGCGCTTGCGCTCGAGCCTGACGACGCTGCGGGCCATCACGTCGCCACGCCCCGTTCGATCACCAGCTCGACGCGCCGCTTGCGCCGGTCCGGCTGGCCGATCGAGCGGATGTTCCAGGCCTCGCTATCGATGACGCAGCGCCAGGACGTGGTGATCTGGCGCGCGGCGGTCGACCAGCGGATCGACAGGGTGGCGGCGAACGGCGAGGCGAGCCGGCCGCCCTCGACCCGCTCGCGTCCCTTGTCCTCGATCACCTCGCCCCACCGGGTGAACTGCTCGACCCAGGCCACCGTCGAGCCGCCGGCGCCATCGGGCGTCGACTGCTCGGCCTGGAAGGAGACCCGGTCCCTGAGGCGGCCCGCGCGCATCGGGCTAGAGGGTGACGCCCGGGATCTGGATGTCGACGGCGAGCACGGTCGTCGACTTGGCGAGGCCGATCAGCACCACATTGTCGCCGGCCTCCACGTCGGCGAGCGGCGCGATGCCGCCGGCGGTCGGGCTGAGATAGTAGGCGGTGCCGGCGGTCAGCACCGCGTTCATCGTCAGGTCGCCCGACTTGATGATCGACAGGGGCTGGCCGTCCGAGCCGCCGTTGAGGGCGATACCGCGCGGCGCCTTGGCCGCGGCGGTGGCCGAATCGGCGTCGGCGAGCTTGTATTCCTGATCGGCGGTGTCGCGATAGACCACCTGGCCGGCGACGATGGTGGCGCCGGCCTTGCCAGCCTCCACGCTGGCGCTGGCGGCGGCGAGGACGGCGGCGGCGGTGATGACGAGGTCGGTCATGGGGTGTCAGTCCTTCGGTTAGAGGCCGATGCGGCGGTAGGGGTTGAGCAGGCGATCGACGGCCAGCGGCAGCTCGGCCACGGACACGCCGACGACGCTCGCCTCGCGGTTCTCGTACCAGTGCCCGACCAGCAGCAGGATCGCCGCCCTGATCGCGGCCGGAACGTCGGCGGCGGCACCGTAGCCGGCGACGTAGGTCACCGAGACGGCCTCGGGGCGGGTGTAGGTCGCGGGCCAGTCCTGGTCGGGCTTAAGGTCGACGAGCGGCCCGCGGGCGTCGGTGAGGAGCTGATAGACCGAAGTGGCAAGCGTCTGCTGCGCATTGTCGCCGTCGTAGTAGGTGACGCTGGTGATCGACGATACCGGGGCCAGCGGCAGCCGCAGGCAGCCGAAGCCCGCGAAGTCCTGCCGCCAGCTCTGGGTCACCAACGCCCGGCCCAGCACCCCCGACCAGCCGTCCAGGTGCGCCGCCGCCGCCGCGATCAGCGACTCGACGAACGCCTGCTCGGTCGTGTCGCCGTCGAGGCGCAGATGCACGTCGGCCTCCGGCCAGGTGACCGGGTCGGTTTCGGGGGCGACGGTGCGAACGGGGGCGAGCATCGGCTATTTCCGGCCCCTGGCTGCTTTCAAGGTTGCCTTTGCACCCTTCTTCGCTGTCGGCTTCTTCTTCGCGGCGGCCTTCTTGGCGACCGGCGGTGCGGCAGGCCTACCACTACCCCCCTCTTCCGGCGCCACGACGGCTGTCTCCATCGGGACGCGAACAGCGATCCCGCGCAGGATAAGATCGCGGCCGACACGGCCAAACACGACAGCGGTTTCCCGGGCGGCATGGCCTTCGTGGGGCCGCTCGTATCGAATGCGCATCATGGTGCTTCTCCTCAAATGGTGGTGAAGTGGAAGGTGCCGGACTTCGCTGCGCCGCCGGACGCGATCACGATCTTGATGCGCCCCGACACCGCAATCATGTCGTTGACCGCCGCGCCGCCGCCGGCATAGAGCGCGGCGACACCCGCCGTCGAATGTGTCGGCTGGCGCGGCGCCCGCGTCGCCGAGGCGTTGACGGCGGCCTCGGTCCACAGGGTCTCGCCGGTATCCTCCTCGGTGATCGTGAAACCGACCCCGTCGGCGAAGTCGTCCTTCACGTAGGCGATCCGCGACAACAGGGCGTTGATCTGGGGCGAGTAGACCGTCGCCGCCCCCTCGGCATCCGTGGTCACCGGCACGGTAAAACGCTGGACGTTCATGGTCAGACCGTGATGACCGGAGGAGCCGCGACGCCGGCCGTGCCGAGGATCACCCAGCCGACGGTGTCGTCGATGTATTTCAGCGTGGCGATGTCGCCGGCATCGGCGAAGACGATGGTCGCCCAGCCCGTCGCCGTCGCCGGCGTCAGGGTGCCGTCGCCACCGCCGTCGGTCACCAGCGAAATGGTGAGGACCTGGCCGGCAACGCCGTTTGCCAGGGTCAGGGCCTCCGCATCCGCGCCGGTCGTCTTCGACACGTGCGAGTGCGTGACCGGGATCGCCAGCGCGTCGGCGGCACTGGCCACGTTGCCGGCGATGACGGGATTCGCGGCGTTGAGCTGCGCGGCGGATGCCGACACCTCGACGTCATCGATCATGGGCGCGCGGTCGCCCTGGCGGATTGCAAACTTGCCCATGGGTCAGGCCTCCGGAGGTTCGGGTGAAGCGGGAGAAGTCGGGAGCGGGCACCGGCCCGCTCCCGTGGTTATGTCACCTGAGATCAGGTGAACGGTACCAGCGCCGGCGGGTTGGCCGTCGGCACCCGAGACGGATGGCCGAAGATCCACATTCCGGCAACAAACAGATCGCCGGTGTTCGCCGTGGTGTCGTCGATCGTCGCCCGGACGTAGCGCTTGCCGCCGGTATAGCCGATCTTGCGGCACTCATTGTCATCGCCAAAAGCAAACCCGGCGAGCAGTTCGGTACCGTTGAGGTAATCGTCCGCGACGGCGTCGAAGTTGGTGCCGTCGTCGCTATCCTCGATCAGAACCGACCAAACGGCATCGCTGTCGGAGAGTGTGCCGGTAGTGAATGCCAGCACTAGGCTGTCGTAGCCCTGGCGGTCGGCGATGGCCGACACCTGGGCGGTGCCGTCGGTGACCGCCGCCTTGGGCGGGAAGGCCTGGAGGAAGTCCAGGTTGTTCATGAGATCGCGCATGATTGCGTCCCTTCGATTGAAGTGATGAAAATCCGGAAGTGGTGGAGACGACCGGCGGGCGTCAGGGGCGCCCGCCGGCGTTGATCAGGCCGGAGCCGTCAGGCTAGGCGGCGAACTTCAGGAACTTGATCGCCTCGAAGTTGACCACGCCGCCGCCGGTCCGCTTGGTGGTGTAGAACTTGATGAACGGCTTGGCGGTGTAAGGATCGCGCAGGACGCGGATGCCCTGGCGGTCGACGATCTGGTAGGCCGCCCGGAAGTCGCCGAACGCCAACGACAGCGAATCGGTGGCCAGCGCCGGCATGTCCTCGGCCCGGGTCACCGGATAGCCGGCGATGGTCTCGGGCACGCCGATCGCGAACGACGGCTGCCACATGTCGCGGCCGACGCCGTCCTTCCACTTGCGGATCTTGGTGATGGCCGAGCGCCGGGTCAGGAACCGGGCGTTGGACAGATAGGCGTCCTTCAACAGACCCATCAGGTCGTGGATGTTGTTGGTCGGGTTCGACGAGGCGAAGTCGCCATTGACGCCGGTCACATGGTGGCCGATCGTGCCCCACGTGACGCCCGACCCGGTATCGGCCGCGGTCGTGTAACCGGTCAGGCCGCGGATCTTGCCGGCGGCGCCGGTGACGAACTCGGCGTTCTCGAAACGGCCGAACTTGTCGCCGACCTTGCCCGACAGCCACGCCTCGATGTCCACCGCGGCATCGTCGAGCAGCTGCTGGGTGGCCTTGGGCTCGGTGTCGATCCAGAACACCGGGATCCGCCACTTGCCGACGTCCGGGGTATCGGCGTTGGCACTGGTGGCCTTCTCGCCGGCATAGCCGGCACCGGCCTCGTCCAGGTCCTCGATACCCTCGAGCGCGTCGGTGGAGATCGTCTGCTGCGAGGCGATCTGGCGAATCGGCGAGGTCTCGTAGACCTTGGTCACCATGCGGCCGGTCATGTCCGGCGTGACGAAATAGCCGCCATCCGGGTCGGAGCCGACCGACAGCACCTTCACCTCCTCCGGCGACAGGTCATCCTTGCCGTTGCGCAGGAGGTGCACCTGGGCGGCCTTGAACTCCGCCATGGCGGAATGGTCCAGCGGGGTAAAGGTCTTCTTGCGCTCACCGGCCAACGACTGAAGGACGAGGTTGAATTCCTTCAGCTCCAGTTCGGCCTTATCCTCGACCTCACCGCCGGCCTTGATGCCGTGGCGGTTGAGCCGGACCTCGAGATCCTCGCGCTCCTTGCGCTCGGCTTCGATGGCGGCCTCGATCTTGGCCTTGGCCTCGACCGCATCGTCCAGGGACTTCTCGATCCGGATCAGCTTCTCGGTGATGATCGGGTCGTCCTTGGCAAGCTTTGTCTTCATCTCGCTGTCGAGGGTCGCCTTGAACGCCTCGAAAGCTTCACCCTGCTTCTCGATCAGGGTCTTGACCTCATTCATATCCATGACGTTGTTATCCTTTCGGGGTAAACAGGTCTCCGCGGCGGCGCAGTGCCGCCATGAACGCCTCGTCATCCGCCTCACGGGACAATTCCGGCATGGTCGCGACACCGCCCTCTCGGAGGTGCTTCTTGACGATCGCCACCACGCTCACCGCGCTGGCGTTCGACAGGTTCAGTTTCGAGTCGGTGCGCAGCTCTTCCTCGATGCCGCGCCACAGTTCGACATTCTTGACGGCGGAGATCCGCGCCTTGCCGTTGGCCGGCATCTGCACGACGCTGACCTCTACCAGATCGATCTTCTTGAGGGTGCGGCGCGGCTCGGTCGGTTTGGTGCCGAGGGTGAATTGCTTGGCGCGGTAGCCGATCGACATGCCGTCGAGCACCCCTTCCTTCATCGCGCCGTGGATGATCTTGCCGCGCTCGGTGTCGAGCGAGATGATCTTGCCGGCGACGCGCAGACCGGTGTCGTCTTCCGCCATGGAGGTCCACTTGCCGATGGCCAGGCCGTCCATGTCGCCGAGCCCCCATCCGCCGTGCTGGATCAGCATGGGCGGCAGGCGCTTCGTCGTTTTCCACTCGCGCAGCGTTTCCTTGAAGGCGCCCTTCTGGATCACGTCGCCATAGGCGTCGATATTGCCGAAGACGGCACCGTAGCCCTCGAAGGTGCCGGGGCTGTCGTCATCGGCGAACTTGACCTCGAGCGGCGCGAAGAAGGATTCACGGGTCATTGCTGTCTCCTGTCGACGGATCGTCGGCGGGTGGCGTGGCGGTCCCGCCCAGCGGTTGAGCGAGCTCATCGGCGGCCGGGTCGTCGGAGCGGTCGAGCTCCTCGAGGGCGCGCACGTCGTTCTGGGTCATCCAGCCCTTGCCACCGCCCGAGCCCAGCGCCTTGGCGTAGAACTCGCCGCGATCCTTGGCGGCTCCGCGCATCAGGGCATTGGGATTGAACTTGGTGTACAGCCCGGCCTTGCGGTCCTGCTCGCTCAGCAGGTTGACGTCGGCCGACTGCTCGATGCGCCGGTAGAGCGGCATCAGGGTGTGCACGACATGGGCCAGGAACATCTGTTCGGCGCTGGCGTAGGTCGCGGTCTTGTCGGCATGGCCGACCATGATCGGCATCACCCGGAAGCCGCGGCATATCTCCTCGATCTGGTGCTTGCGGGTTTCGAGGAGCTGCTGGTCGACGCCGGACATGGAGAACGTCGAATATTTCATGCCCTGGTCGGCGATGATCGGCTTGCCGGCCCGCTCGCCGCCAGGCATGTGCTTGTCGAGCCAGGCCGACAGAAACTCGAATTTTTCCGGCGACAGCTTCTCGTCGATCGCGAGAAGCCCGGAGGTGCGCGCGCCGTTCTTCTGGAACTCAGACTGGCCGCGCTCCAGGCTGATCGACAGGCCGATGGCGTCACGCGCGAGCTTGACCGCCTCCATGCCCATCCAGCCGTTCCAGGACGGCCCGCGCAGATGCCAGATGGCATCCTGCCCGAAGATCTCCTGAGTGCCGTCATCGCCCCTGACCTTGTATTCCATGGACAGGTTCGGGCGCTGGCGGACCTCGACCCGGTGCGGTTCGATCAGCACCAGCTCGCGGACCTCGCGGCGCGAGCCGACCCTGTTGACGAAGGCGTAGGCGTTGAACAGCAGCGCCCAGTGAAAGATCATGGTCTCCCAGAACTCGTAACTGGTCTGCCAGCCGTTCGGCGCCATCGACACCAGCCCGTTTACCGGGTGCTCTGCGGCGACGACCCGGCGCCCGGCTGCCTCTCCATAGACCCGGCACGGCACCTGGCAGACGCCGTCGGCCAGCACCCGCACGCATGCCAGGACCGTCGACACCTCCAGCGCGGTCTTCCAGGTGACCGTCTCGCCGGTCATCGACGGCGGGCCGCCATAGACCTCGCGAAACAGGTCGAGCGAGGAGCGGATCACCGCGTTCTTGAGGGCGCGGGGAAGCCAGTTGACGAGGTTCATTCAGCTGCCACTTCCCAGAACGATTTCGCCGTCCGGACCAGGGGCCCACGGCTCATCAGCATGAAGGCGTTGAAGCCGGCGATCAGCGGGTCGATCTTCGCCTTGCCCGCGGTCTCCTTGGTGATCAGCACCGCGTTGCCGCGCTGCTCGGTCTTGGCGTTGCTGACGCACCAGG